TCAGATGCGTCGATAAAGAACTGTTTCAATGACCCGTCATCAAGAAGTTTTTTAGTGAACTCGTCGAACTTCTTCATCGACTTTTCAAACGTGTCAAGCAGCATCTCGCCGCCGGAGCCTGGCCCCGACGCGGCTTTGCCGATGTTCATGATCGCGCCAAATAGTCCGTTCTTGCCGAGCGCGCGACCAAGCTGCGCAGCGATATCGCCTGCTCTAGTGAACGTATTGCGCAGCTCTCCTGTTTGATTTCTAAGTTCTCTCGTCTCCTTCCAACCAGTGGTTAAGGTGACGATCCAGTCGGTAAAACGACGTATGAGCGGGTCTGCCGCGTCGAGCAGCGACAACATGATGTCGTACAGGTTACCGAACACGATGCCAAGTTTGCCTGTCGTGTCGGCGTTAGTGTCAGTGATTCTTGTCAGCTCTTCTAGGTTTTTACCTTCAGTGACAATCTTTGAAAAGTCAAGCGCAGATTTGCCAAGAGCCTTGCCTGTTTTTTGAAGAATAGGTTGAAGAGCCGGAAATAGATTAGTGACAAGGTTGTCAAGAGCAAAGGTTAGAGGCCCAAAAAGTTCCTTACCTGCAGCGTGACGAAGCTCTACAAGTTTGGGCTGAATAGATACAAGATACTCAGCAAACGCTCTTGCCTCTGCGGATAGTTTATTTAGCGCTTCAGCATCTGCCGAGCTGCCGCCGCCGCTACCTTTTCTCGCTTCCTCGAGTCTTTCCTGCGCCTCTATGAGCCGTTTTAGCGCGTCAAGTTCGGCCTTTGCTCGCGCGTCAACGGCTTCCTGTACCGCTTTTTGCGCCTGAACAACTTCTTCTTGGCCTTCGATGCCAAGTTTGTTTCTTTTTTCAGTTTCTTCAGCAAGATCTGCGTTTCTGTCTTTGGCACGACGCATGTTGAGGTCTGCCTCTTGATAGGCAAGTTCAGCCTCGCGTCTTGCTCGAGAATTCGGCGGAAGATCTTGAACTCTAGCAAGTGTCTCTCTTGCTTTCTCGAGTTCAATAGCGGCTTTCTTTTCTGATAGCGCGGCGTCTTCAGCATCGAAATTAAGTTGCTGTAGACTTTCAGACGCCTCCTGCCTCGCTTTAGTTAACCGTTCTTCTGCTTCAGTTAATCGATCGTTCGCTCTAGCAAGCGCTTCACGATTTTGCTCGAGTACTTCAGCTAATCGTCTTTCGGCCTCCTCTACTCGCTTTGAGTTGTCACCGCCTCCGCCGCCACCTTTCTTCGTGAGCGACTTCATCGCTGCGCCGATACCGCTAAACGCCATCTTTGCAGTTATCGCGGCCTGACCAATCGCCGAGAAGATGCTAGGAAGAACGATCAGAGATGGTAGAGCTGCTGCAACCTGCGACGTAAGAGCCGTAAGACCAGACACCATCGATGAGAGACCGCCGACGGCAACGGCAATTGCGGGACCAAAGGCATAGCCTTGGATCGTCATTCTTCTGAATGCTTCGTACGCCTGGTCTGCTTCTCGTCTGAAGTCAGTGGTGATCGCTTTGATCTTTATGTACGCTGTACCGACAATTGCCATGTGCCGTCACCTCCTCACATCGTATTGCATCAGTATTGATTTTACAACGGTTTTTAGTGGCCTAGTGGAGCGTCGAGGCCTCTACCAAACGGAAGTCTCGACGACGCGTCTGGTGACGTTGGGGCGATGTATGGCTTGACTTCTCGAGACTTTCCAGACCGCTCAAACGGGTCTACAGGCACAGGAACTTCGTAGTCTTCTTCCATTATGCTATCAGCAACGTCCGGCGGAAGAGTAGTGCCGCTGTTCTTAGAAGACGCGTACTTGTACTCTCTGCCGTACAGATTAGCGTATAGAGAAATTCTTGATTTGTCTCGTGCCTCGCCCTGCTCAGCGGTGCTGATCGAGTGCATGTCTTCTTCAAAATAGAAATGAAGAACGTCAAGAAGATCCGGCGCAGATAGCGACCGAAGATCTAACCCAAGAGTTATTGATTTGCCGTTTACATACGGCCAGAGTTCTACTGCCCAGTCGACGAGAGCTCTGGCCGCTTCGTAGGGCGTTCAGAGTACATTTCGACGAGCCATTGAATGATGTCCATCAGAGTTTCCATATGGACGATCCGCTCAGGGTCTAGGCACAGAACGTTGAATCTTTCAAGACTCTCCGGCACTAGCACTGTACTAAAGAACTGGTCAACAACCTTACCAGCGTCTGAAGCGTTTTCATCTGCTGTTTTTGTCGCCAGGTCAAGAATAGTCTTGCCTGGGATCTGCGGGCGACAGGTAAACTCTTCGTCGCACAACTTGAATGAGATCGGTTCGGCGTCCGAAAAATCAGGGGTCCCGAAGTCCTTAAACTTAGCCATCAGATATCTACGTCTCCATCCGTGTGTTAGGTATCTTTTGTGCAACTACGCACTGGTAAACTATAACATTTTTCACGTGTTCTCATGCAAAAAAGAGCAGACTTATCACGTCTTCATCGCTATTCTAAGAGCTGTTGTCAAATACGGATTTGGTCTAGTTCCAGGGTGCATGACAGCTCTTTTATGAACAATTACTCCATTGCTTCCTCTAAACCTCAGAAGCTTGGGCGGTGTGGCAACGATAACGTGCGGCCGAGTGCCGGTGTGATGAAGGAGAGCGTACGTTCTCATCGAGCCAATTGTGAACTCAAAACCAGTCGCCGTTCTAGATCGCTGCATTGATATTGAAGCCGCGAGTCGCCCAGTACGCTTACCCACAAGTGATCTAGCGATCTCCTGCGCTTTTCTAGCCTTGGCCTCGACGTGCTTATTGACCTTACCGCCACGCGAGTTCAGCATCACCTCAATAGCGCCGTAGTCCCACTTCATGTAGACCTGTGTGCTAACGCTCATCTTAGACCTACGGGATCGCCATCGTCAACTGAAGTACGACGAGTTGAAAACCACCTTCAGGTGGTGGCGTCTCGACGGTTCCGATGACACCGATTCCGTACCCGCCTTCTTCCCACATATCAAGAAGATTTATCGACTGAAGAAGAACCCAGGTATCGATCGCTGATATCTGCGCGGCTTCCTCGATAGTTGCCGACGTTGGCGGCCTGCCGTTCACGGACACGGTCGGTATCTCTCTAGCGACGGTGACAAGAACAACCGCTGTTCTAGGCGCAGTGCATCTTCTTGGTTCAGAGATCTCGTTGCCAGGTGAGCCAAGGTATGTTTGAACAAGTGTCACCGTCAACTGTTCGCAGTCGATAGATGACTGTCCGACCGTCCAATACCTTCTCGTCGGCAGTGGTACGTTGTACGAGTTAAACGTAGTGACGACGCGCGCCAAGATACCATCTAGCATATTGCAGATGTTTAGCGCGTCTTCTGAGACCTCTGAGATATCTACGATTCCCACTTAGGATCCGATCGTGTATGCGTTGATGACAGACGAGGCAAGACCGATCTTTAGGTTGCCGGTGCAGATCAACGACGTCTCCGTCGTGCCACCAACTGTCCGTGTGCCGTACAGTTCGTACGTCCCGGGGTCGATCATCTTTAGAACCTCAAGGGCGTCGGCATACGTTACGGAGATGGTTATTCTATCGTCCGTTGTAGAAGTGGCGGTGCCGCTTGCTGCGACAGACGATACGTTCGACGCGGTCTTGGCGTATCTAAACGTCGTAGGTGTCGGCACCTGAGTTATCGTATATGTGCCGTTGAACGTTGCGTCAACACCGGCGATGACAACCTCGGTGTCGACGTAAAAACCATGATCTGTGCTCGTAGTGATCGTGGCGACGTTCGACGACAATGACTTGTTCGTCACGGTTCTTGCCGAGGTCGTCGGGTCACTTGTCACCGCGGCGCCTGTCAACGTCTTCGACGCCGTTTCACCGTAGTTTCTGATGATTACCTCGGGAGACCACCCGCCGGACAGAAGGAACAGACCGTTGATGGAATCGAGTGACACGTTCGTCGTGCCTGTTCCACCAGCGGGGACGACGATGTCGAGAGCGCTTGCGCCGAGCTTCATCGACTTCGGCGCGCTTCTTCTTGCTCTTGGAACGTCGGTAGAAAATACTCTGGCCTTAGCCTTTGCCTTGTCTGGGTTTACAGACTTAAGAAACAGGTCTACAGCGTACAGACCTGTACGCATCTCGTCGATGAAGTCCTGACTATCCAGCAGCGTGTACGACACACCCTGTCGAGATATCGATGTTACGCGCTGCGGTAGCGCGCACGTGTCGTCGCCATTGAACAACTTTGCAAACTCGATGGCTAGTGTTCTTGCCGCCATCTTGCCCATCGTCGGAGGCTCAACTCCATATGAGTACGTGACCTCGACGTTACACGCCGACCACGGCACACCGACGACGGCTTGAATTGTCGAGTGATCAACCAAGTAATACTTGTCGGGGCTTATTATGTTGCCTACTCTGTCACGTATCGTGTGTATTTTTGTGACTGGCCGACCGCGAAGACGAATACGAGACGTGGAGGTCATGCCGTCCGACGTCATGTCTTCGTAGAAGTCAAGGTCATCTGAGAAGAAGTTATATACGTCACCATCGACAAGAATGGCCTTGTTGTTGTCGATGGCTGGGCCGTAACGGTACGTACGACCGGCGCATACGTAACGCTCCGTAACAGTGGTGGTTCCGCTGTATTTACGTCCCGACAGCGCCCAGAGCAGGTTAGAGGCCGACTTGGCGGCCTCGTAAGCAAACTCTGTCTCGGCAAAATCGCCGAGCTCCTCGGGTGTTACCCATAGATTAGACATCTTACCTCGTCTCTATCTGCATAAACTGCAATGGCGCGTCCTATGTATTTTACACATAGAACGCGCCATTGACAGTTACGCTGATCAGGACGTCGGGTCCTCTGTGGACGCGATGATGAAGTCGATCGACTCGTCCTCGTTGTAGTTGATGTTGCCAGGCATGTTGTATGCGGTTGTCGAACCCTGCGACGCGAAGTCGGTGACCGCGCGGCTGTTCGCCTCTACAAGAGCAGTGCCAGCGTCTGCTGTCGACGAGATGTTTCCAGACGTCGTCGTAGTGTAGGTGAACGTTGTCGTCAACGGTGTCGAAGCGATCGTGTACGTGCCGTTCAACGCGGTGGTTGTTAGACCAGAAACTACTACTTCGTCTCCAGCTACAAAGTTGTGCGCAGCGGATGTCGTGATAGTAGCAGTCGAGGCAGTTCTAGCGACGTTGCTGATCGTAGCCGTAAGGTCTCCGTGCCAGGTGTAAAAGCCCTTGCGGCCTGTCGGCGCCCACGTCGAACGAGCGTACGAGTACGGGCGCTCCGTCGCGGTCGGGAACTCCCAGCGATCGTCGAGGCCGTCAGCGAACAACGAGTTTCCGAGGCCGTAACCTTCGAAGGTTGTCGCGATCATGCCGTTTTCGATCACGCGATCGCCCGACTGACGAAGCTTGGCGTACGGGAACACCCAGTGGAAGTAGGGGTTTGTTCCAGCGCGCTTGCCGTCAGCAACGGCGAACGACCAGCACTCGATCGCGACACCGTTACCGGCGGGGTCGTCGCCAACAGCGGGGGACGACCAACCGATGCTCTTGCGGTCAGGCGAAGCGAATGTGCCGTAGTTCTTACGGAGCAACAGACCGCCGGACACGAGCTGTGTCAACTCGGGGTCTGGCTCACAGATCGCGAGCTCCATAGTCACTCTCTTCAGAGTGTCGGGCGCGCGGTACGAGACGCAGATGACGCCGTTTGCCGACTTCTCGACAATTTCGTCTCCCTGCTCGTATTCCGGCGTGAACGACAGACGCATGAACGCGCTGGTCGTGTAGCTGTCGCCAGGCTCATTAAGAAGGTTGCCAGACGCGTCAAGACGTGTGACGCGAATTGACACACCTTGAATGCTCGCGGCGTAATCTTGAGTTGCCATGTGGTTTTCTCCTTGTTAGAAATCTGCTGACGCAGTTAATCTTATATCGACAAATCAACCCTGACAGCGAGATGAATCGACGTGTCAAAGTACACAGCGGCAGGGCGAATCGCCTTGAGCCGCATATCGTTCTGGTTTCCGGACACGTCGTACGCCTGGGCTAGATTGTCGTTCACAACGTCAACGTTTCCAAGGAAAACTTTTACTTTTCCAGTTGCGAAGATCCACTTGTTGGTGT